CACTGGCGGGTTGCTCCGTGGTGACTGGTTCGACATGCCATAGGACTCCAGGATCTGGATGTCGGTCTGGCTTGCGTTGGTGCTGCGGCTGCCACCGCTCGCGTCGGGGTAGATGTAGATCTGCTGCTGCGGATGCCGGCGGCGGATCTCTTGCGCTAGGGCGTCGGTGTCATGGGCACCTGCGATCTCGTCGATCACCAGCAGGCCGTTGTTTAGCCGCACAGCGATCACCGCAGACATGTTGCCCACGTTGAAGTCGATGCCAACGCGGATCGGCTCGCGGGTGATGTCTGGCACTGTGGCCGTGACATGCTTTGCCCGGTCGAAGCGGTCATACACCTGCCCGGTTGTCAGGTTGACGAACTCGCCGTCCAGGTATGCCCGCAGCAGGCTGGGGTCGTAGTTGGCTTCCAGCCGCTCGATGAAGTCCGGCGGCAGATGTGGATTGTCCGCCGTGCGCATCTTGATGAGCTGCCGGTCTGGCCGCTGCTTTGCCTCATCACTGCCGAAGGTGTTCCACATCCAGCGGAACCCCTCTGGCGTCGATGCCGCGCCAAACTGCCGGACATTGCCGGAGCGCAAGCGGCCAAGGATCTTCGGAAATGCCTTATTGGCAATGCTGGGCGTCACGGTGTCGATCTCGTCAGCCAGCACCCAGGCAAGGTTCAAGCCGATGATGCGTGACCAGTTCTCAAAGCTGCGGCACAGGATCTTGGTGTCACCGCCTGGCAGGTGCAGCATGTACTCCGGCAGCGGGCTTGCCCTGAATGTGTACGGGATGTCGTAAGCCTCAAGGAATGCCTCAAAGTCCGTTTGCCAGATGTCCCGGATCAGCGGTCCGGTCGGCTCCATGACGCAACCGATGAATCCCTGATTGACAGCAGCCAGCATCACGGCTTTAGCGCACAATGCTCTGGTCTTGCCCGCGCCGTAGCCCGCACTGATGCCAAGGATCTGCGTAGCGGTGTCATCCACAAACGCAAGCTGCCCAGGGTGCAGGTCAGCTCGGATGCGATCGAGTAGAGCGTCAGTGTCCTCTGGCGTCTGCTGCTGCATGAACGCAAGCAGCGGCCCTGGTTCGCAGATGCCGCTGACAATGCTCACGACATCTCAAACCGCAGCAGCTTGGCCTGATCCTCTAGAGCCTTGATGGCAATTCCAAGATTGCCCTTGGTATGCGCTTCGCGCTCGTACTCCTGCAGTCGAGCAATGGCACCAACTAGCCACTGCGGCCTTTCTAGCTCGGCGTCAAGTTTCTGCAAATCTCTAGCCCTTGCAATATATGTTTCCGCTTGACGTTCGCTAACATCCCAATTTTCCGCAGCATAGCGAACAATTTGGGTTCTATTGTAAGCGCGCAAAAGAAGATCGTAAACGGTATTTATCCGTTGATCAATCTCTACGTTGGTGCTTTTGCGCGCCATTGTATTACTCCCGGATTTGGATTGGCATGATGAGATACGTCTGCTCTGTCATGCTAGTCGGCCTTAGCACGACCGGCGTCGTTGCGCTATTGGCCGACAGTGTAACAGTCTCCGCTTGGCGCATGGCCTTAAGACCATCAAGCAGGTAGTGCACATTGAACGCCCAGGTGCCGGTTGCGGTGCCTTCGTAGGTGATCAGCTCCTTGCCATTGTTGGCATCGGCCTCGGCGGTGATGGCTAGGGCACCAGCAGCGGCGACCAGCTTGACCACGGAGTTGTGCGCCTCTGCAATCAGGGCGACACGTTCCAAGCACCGGGCAAAGCGGTGCCGGTCGAGGGTCATGGCGTGCTCAAAGCTGGCAGGCACCAGCGCTGCCACGTCGGGGTATTTGCCGTCAAGGATGCGGCTGTAGATGGTGACGCCGTCACCTGCATCAATGACCGCTTGGCCGGTTGTTGCAGCCACTGTGACCGTGCGGTCCTGCAGCAGCTTCATGGTGGTAGCAGGGAGTATCAAATCAATACCGTCCGGCAGCGCTACGGGCACGCGCATGAGCCGGTGACCGTCGGTGGCCTCCATGAACCCAGCAGCGAGGTGAATGCCCTGCAGGATCTGCTTGCTGGCATCGGTGCTGACGGCTGCCATGCAGGCACGCACGCCAGCGGTGAGGTCCAGCTCGGCGCCAGGAGCCTCCACAGCGGGCAATGCCGGGTAATCCGCCGCATCCTGCACAGCAAGCCCGTAAGAGCCGCTGGAGGCGCTCACAGCGCCGTCTAAGAGCGTCACAGGCTCGCCGTCGTCCATGCGGCTTACAAGCCCCGCCAGCAGCCGATACGGCAACGCCACGGTGCCAGGTGTGTCTATGGCTGCCGGCACGGACACCGTGATGCCAAGTTCCAGGTTGAAGCCTGTGACGGTCATGACGCCAGCATCAGCGGCGATCAGGCAACAGCTCAGGATCGGGTGACTGTTGCTGGTGCTGATGGCTGGAGCAATGGTGCGTAGCGCATAGCTGAGATCAGCCTGCGTGGTGATGAGTTTCATGTGGCGGCTTCGGTAAGGATGGAAATGAGCCGGTGGTAATCGGCTTCAAACGAGCTGACCAGTTCAGCCGGGATGGGCTGCTGGTCATCTTGAGCATTGTCGCGGATGGCAGCGGCGTATGCAAGCGCATGCTCCATGGCGTCATGAAGCCGGTTGATTACGGGTTGTTGCTTGGCTGCGATGTTGATGAGATCCATGTAATGACATAAGCGACAAGCTGCTCAACCATGCGGCGTGGGATGTCCCCGCGCACATTGGCCAGCGCATCGGACACTAGACGGTGATAACGCGCCACGGTAAGGCCACTGTCGCAATTCGCAACAAGCGCCCGACTGCGGATCAACTCCGCCCGGCTGACGCCTGCAATTGCCGCCTGCTGATCCAGCGCCACGAGGTCTGCAGGCTCAAAACGGACTTTGACTTCTTTCATAACGGTCCTAACGGTCGCCTAACGGTGGGCGTTCGGCGCAGATCGCCCGCCACCACTGGGCTGAGCCCCTAACCTAACACTCCTAACGCTAAAAAACATATACATACATAAAGAGCGAAACCCCACCCACCCACACACTTACATCCTCTCTCTTAAAGGGGGGCTCTTCTGAAAAAGCGTTAGGACCGTTAGGACCGTTAGTTTTCAGTCATACCAAGGGTTTTCGACCGAACGCCTCCGAACGGTCAGGCGGCTTCAAGGGGGATTTTGGTGGCTCGACTGTTACCGCCTGAACCTTTGAACCAAATAACGCCCACCTTCTCGGCGCCTGGCAAACGCGCCAGCACGGTTGACCAGCAGTTGCTCCACGGCGTGTCCGAGAGGATGGCTGCAATGGCGTTGGCCGTGTTGGACACGCAGATAGCGCCCTGCTCAGCCTTGATGCCATTGCGTCCGAGAGTGGCAACTGCCAGCTCGGTTGTTACAACCATGTCATTGCCATGATGCAATGCAAGATCTACAAGTTCGCCAATAGTTCGGGTTACTGTTTTATCTCCCTCGACTCGTATTTGATGCTGCAAGATGCGTTGGAGGCAGCGCTTTTCATCTGGTATTTCGATTGATTGCGAGTAAGGTTCCCAGTTGTTCTGTTCAATCAACTGCCAGGCTTGATCGCGGGTAACGACTTCGCTGGACTGCAAAGACCATGCACCAGCTAACAGCGTGCCGTATTGATCACCAAGGCGTTGGCTATCAAATGCCTCAGCGGCTGCACGGGTAAAGATGCGCACGCTAGCGCGAATTACGGGTATCAGTGCAATGGTGCGCGCCTGCAATCGCTGCCCGATTGCTTCGGACACATGCTTGTCAAGGTCACGGTCTAAGGCTTCCCAGTGCGCAATACGTTCAGCTTTTGGTAGTTCATTTGGATTGCGCAGCGTGAGCTGAGCAAAGCGTGACTTATCGGCGCCTTGTTTAAGTGCCGTAGCAATCGATGACATCAAAAACATCGACCTGATGGTGTAACGCTGTGTATCACCTTCGGGGCTTCCCTTAAGGGTATGGGCTTTGGACTCCGAGCTAGCAACCCGCGCCAAGCCGAGGATGGCCTGCATCCGCTGCTGGTCCGTGCGTTCATTGGATTCGGCCTCGTCAAAGACCACCGGCAGGGCATCGGCTCTCAAGGCTTGCCGGATGCCGGGCTCTGTGGTGTTGCCAGCTACAACCAAACCCATGTCGCCTAGCAGTGGCGAGATGTAGCGGTCAAGAATGGCGGATTTGCCGGAGCCGGCGCCTGCTGTGAGCCAGGCATGAGGACGCCAGTCAAGCGCGCCGCAGATCGGAGCAAGCGCTGCCCAACCGGCGAGCAGCAGGCCGGATGCGGGGACCTCCCAATGGAACCGCTCGGCTAGCTCGGCCAGGACAAACGCTTCCGCATCGCTCAGTGGCTTGGCATTGCCGGGACCACGCAGACGGGCTAGGCGTTGATAGAGGTATGCGCTGCCGTCAACGCCGCCGCTGACATCACGCGGGTCGCCGTCTACGACAAGGCGGTCGCCAAGGTGCAGCACACTGACACGCTTATCCCACCATGCGCCACGGCCACGGATGCGGTCTGGGCTGTAAACGCCAACAGCGGCTTGCCGCTCAAACAGACTGCTTGCTGCTGCAGTCCAATTGACGCCAGTCTTGGATGAATACAGGGTCTCCCAGTAACCAAGAGGCGCTAGTGATACCAGATTGGTTCCGGTATGGCTGCTGCGTGACAGGCGGGTCACTTGCCCGGTGCTGTGCGGCTGGTAGTAGAAGGAATCATTGTCAAAGCCAAGGCAGGTAAAGCAGCTATCTGCCTGCGGTATGGGTTCTGGTTCGACAACGGGCGCCAGCTCAGGCTCAGCAACCGGCTCTGGCAACTCAATCGGTGCCGAGCGATGCCGCATCAGATGCGCTGCGGCCTGTGATGGCGACCAGTCGGCATCAGCCAGGTCCCAGCCTTCGGGCGCATC